AGCTTTGAGTCCCGGGGACTAATTGATGTTCCTAGGATTGATTGGAATAAGCACCATGATCTATCAATTGAATTGATGGAAACATGGAAGAAAATCCATGAGCAAGAAACTAACTAACTACCCAGCGTAAAGATTCAACCGAATCTCAGCTATCAGCCAACTACCGAAAGGATGCGCCATGAGCACATCGTTAAAAATATCAAAGCCAGTTCCAAATGTAGATTCATACGCTGCACCAGCAGATGAAGATCTATTTGTACAAGAAGATGAGAATGAAGTTCCAGAACGCTCATCTGTCATTCAGACAGGCTGGAAGGCAGCAAAGACTGCCGTAGCTAAGTCTACAAAGGCATTCGCAACGGATTTCCGTTTTGACGAAGATGTCCAACTCATTAAATTTATCTCAGACGAACCAATGGCATTTATGCAACATTGGGTAAACCGTCCAGGTAAAAAGTCATTTATTAGTATTGGTGAAGACGATCCACTAATTGCTGTAGGTAGCAAGCCGGATCCAAAGTTTGCCTTTACTGTCCTTAATCTTTCTGATGAGGATCCACAACTCCAGTTAATGGTTGTCGGGGTTCGCTTATGCGGTCAGCTTGAAAAGCTTGCTTCAAATACGAAGACAGGCCCACTTAATCGCGCTGACCTATATTGGGCAGTAAGTAAGTCTGGTCAGGGGACAAAGACTTCTTACTCAATCGTTCCTGTGAAGGAACGTGACCTTGCTGAGGAATGGGAAATTGATCCTGTTGCTGCTGCTGAGTTAATCAAGACCATGAAGCCACTTGGGCCAGACGCTCTCCATACGTCCACCAAGGCTGAATTGGCTGAGATTGCTCGTGAAATTGCATCAGCTAACTAAATAACCCATCAAGTGAGGGGCCTGGTTTTTGACCTCCTTTCTACAGGCCCCTCACATTAACTTTAGGAGAGCAATGAATATAGTTACTACACTTGACCAACTAGCAGAGCTGGTTGCTGCCTACGATAAAGTAGACGCATTTACATTTGACGTTGAAACTGTAGGTGATCATCGTGGAGACCCACGCCAAAATATTGTTATGTGGATTGCTTTGGCTACATATGATCGTGTAGATGTTATTCCTATGGGTCACCCAAATGGTGAATATGTAACAACAGAATATCCTTTGCTACCTTCCGCACAAGACCGTATTATTAAGGGCCTTCCACTACGTCCCTCAGACTACAGTAAAGATGAGCGCAAAGCTAAGAAGATCTTTACAGAAGGCCCTGAACAGTTAACACGTGGAGAAGTGTTTAAAGCCCTTCGCCCACTATTTGCAAGCGACAAAGTTAAGATTGGTCACAATCTTAAGTTTGATCTACAGAGCGTAACCAAATATCTCGGCGCCCTACCTGCGCAACCATACGCCTGTACTCTTAATGCTGCTTTTATTCTTAACACACAGAACCGCAATAATCTTGGACTAGACGACTGTCTCAAGCGTGAGTTTGGTTACGAGATGGTTAAGGGTGTAGGTAAAGAAGTAGAGGTATACAGCTTTGAAGAGGTGGCTACCTATGCAGCGCTAGATGCTGAGTGGACCTGGAAGCTTTGGATTAAGTACTCCGAGCAACTAACTACTGACAAGCTTCGTGGCGTGTTTAACTTAGAGATGGACGTCCTAGATGTAATTTGTAACATGGAGCTCCGTGGTGCAGATATTGATGTTACTGAACTAGAAAAGCTTAAAGAAAACCTAGAGGTTCAGTTAGAGACAACAAAGGGCGAGATCTATAAGCTTGCTGGTAAAGCATTTAACATTAATAGTATTCCTGAAAAGCAAAAGCTTTTGTTCTCTAGTAAAAAAGATGGCGGACGTGGATTACGCCCTAAAGTTCTAACACCAGCCGGCGAGAAGCGCATGGAGTCCGGCACCCCATCAACGGTATCTGACTATTCGGTATCAGAACCCGCACTAAAAATGTTTGCGGGAAAAGATGCTCTTGTAGATGCGCTTCTCAACTATTCTGATCTAAATAAGTTGCTAACAACTTATGTAATCCCATACCTAGGCGGAGATATAACACGTACTCTCCTTGGCAAGTCAAAGACTGTAGCAAAGAAAAGCTTACTTCTTGATGGGCGTATCCACACAGACTTTATCCAATATGGTGCAGAGACGGGAAGATTTTCTAGTCGTAACCCTAATTTACAGAATGTGCCAGCTCCGCATACTGTAAATGGCAAGGCGATTAGAAATCTTTTCGTTGCACCAGAAGGCCACTCATTAGTTGTGGCTGACTACTCTCAGATTGAGCCACGTGTTATCGCATCCTTTAGTGAGGATCGCATTATGTGTGGCGCATATCTAAACGGTGAGGATATCTATACAACCGTAGGTACTACTATGGGTGTAGATCGTAAAGCCGGCAAGCAGCTAGTTCTATCTTTAGCTTATGGTGTAGGTCCTGACAAGATTGCCGATTCTATTGGTTGCTCTGTAAACGAGGCACGAGAACTCCTAGATGGGTTTATTGCTAAGTTTCCTTCCGTGGCTAGGTATAAGAAGCGAGTTATTCAGGAAAGCCGCAACCGTGGCCCAGTACCCTATGCCCTTACCTATATGAACCGTCGCAGGTATTTGCCAGATCTTAGGTCATCTGTGGTCTGGGAGCGTGCTAGGGCAGAGCGCCAGGCGTTTAACACGGTTATCCAGGGGTCTTCGGCAGATCTCATAAAACTTGCTATGATTAGGGCACATAAAATGATTCCTGAAGGGTCAAACCTAATTCTTACAATCCATGACGAATTAGTTACTGTCACTCCCAATGATCTTATTGGGGAAACAGAGGCAGCAATTCGTGAGGCTATGGAAGGAATCAACGCTCTTAATATTCCGCTGTTAGCGGATATTACGACGGTTACTCGATGGGGAGACGCCAAATAATGTTTGGACGTAAAAAGAAAAACAAAGTACAAGTTTCAATTAATAATGCAGATAAGATGCTGAGTGTTTCTCTACCAGTTTTGATTCGTCAAGTCATTTATGATACTATGCTTATGCCTACAGAAGACATAGCTAACTCTATGGGCTTACCCCCAATATCTGATGAAGTAGCTGACATGGAAGAACAAGCAAGTGAAAAACGTTTACAACGATTTTCTAGGCTTCTTCCACTTATAGACTCACATGCAGACATAGCAGCTAAAATTGCAGTTGCTGCGTATTTGTTAGAAGACGATGAAATAGAAGAAAAACTTGTAGAAGACACAGAAACGCTACAAAGATTGTTTAGGTTAGTAGCGCTATCGTCTTCACTTTCTTGTGTATCTACCTTATTTAACTTAGAGTTAATCGAACTAAATGGAGAAAACAATGGCAAACAATGACTGGTGGGCAAACAAATTAGGTAACAAACCTACTCAAAGTTCTACCCCTGCTACGGGACCGGCACCCAGTAACGTGTACAGGGCAACGGTTAATCAACCAACTGTACGTGTCGATTACGACGCCGCTCAAGATCAATTAGTAAGTAAAGCAGCTAGTTCTAGGAGCACTGAAACGTGTCCAGGTTGTTACTCAGGAAATTATATGTCAGCTCCAGGAAGCAACACTTCAAAGCGTTGCTACGACTGTGGATATCCACTCGTACAGTCCGGTACTGGCACAGGACTTCCAAGTCAAAGTTCAGGACCAACAGTTGCAGCAAAACAAGTAGGAACATCAGGCTTTAACCCAAACGTAATCGTAGATAGGATCGGATAATGGCAGTTATTAATTCAGATGCCCTAAAGGTAGTCGCCCAACTAAATAAAAAGTATGGGGCAAACACAGTAGTTGCTGCCAATAACGTTGTTGCTACGCAGCGTGTTACAACAGGTTCTTTAACACTAGACGTTGTTCTAGGTGGTGGATGGCCTATGAATCGTTGGGTAGAGCTAGTAGGCGAGGCATCACATGGTAAGACAGCTATTGCTCTAAGAACTATTGCTGCTAACCAAAAAGTAAACCCAGACTTTACTGCAGTGTGGATTGCTGCAGAAGATTTTGATTCAAAGTACGCCGAGCTCTGTGGCGTTATAACTGAGCGAGTTATTCTTGTCGAAACTAATAGTATGGAGAATGCGTATGAAGCGGTTATTAAATTTATGGAAAGCAAAGCTGTGGATATGGTCGTTATTGATTCTCTTCCTGCCTTGGTTCCTGGAGCAGAGGATGAGAAAGAAATGGATGAATTCACCGTTGGACGAGGAGCTTTAATTACCAACAAGTTTTTTCGTAAGGTGGCGTCAGCAACAAAAAGAGATTTGATTGATTCAGAACGCCCAGTTTTGGGCATGATGATCAACCAATACCGTATGAAGATCGGTGTCATGCACGGCGATCCTCGTACAACACCGGGTGGTCTTGGCAAAGACTATGCCTACAGCGTTCGTTGCGAAGTAAAGCGCGATGATTGGCTAGAGGTAGGCACTGGACAGGAGAAGCGTCGTGTGGGGCAAACAATCCGTGTCCGGACAATTAAGAACAAGACTTACCCGCCACAGCAAACAGCCTACCTCGACTTCTACTTTGCAGATGGGGGACCAGTTAACGCTGGGGGTTACGATTCCGGTAAGGAAATCGTTGCTCTATCCATCCTCAATGGCATCGTGGATCGTCGGGGTGGCTGGATGTACTATAATGATCGTAAGTGGCAAGGCGCTCAGGCTCTCATCGACTCACTACGTGAAGAGATTGATCTAAGAGAAGAACTTACCGCAGCAGTAATGGACACGCTCAAGTCGACCCCAGTTATTATGCTGAGTCCAGATGAAGAGTGAAGGTCAGAAGCAATCTCTAAAGCATGAAAAGCGTTTAGAGAAAGTAACAGGTGGCAAGCGCAGCGCCGCCTCCGGTGCATTTTGGTCTCGTAAAGGAGACGTCAGAAGTGACGATCTCCTTATCGAGCACAAGTGGACAGGAAAGAAGTCGGTAACTATCAAGTCAGAAGTACTTGAAAAGATTACTAAAGAGGCAATACTTGATAGCAGGACTCCAGTTCTTGGTCTGCATCTTGATGGCGAAAACTATGTGGTACTACTAGAGGAGGATTTTTTTGAAATGCGTAATGCATTAAGAGGTGAGTAGTGCGATATAGTGATGATCCAGATTGGACTTGGAGATACGAAGCCAAGTGCCGTGGAGAAGATACAGAGATGTTCTTTCCACCACGAGACAAAGCTTTGTACAAGCCAATTGCGGATAAAGCAAAGGCCATATGCTGGGGTAAGGATGGAAGACCTCCTTGTCCAGTAAGAAAAGAATGTCTTAAAGAAGCAATATTAAATGATGAGTTGCACGGAATCTTTGGTGGACTATCCCACCGAGAACGAAATGCAGCGCAGAGAAAAATTAAAAAGCTTGGTCTAACTTTGGACCAGTGGCTTGACCTGGAGGGTAAGCATGGCAAAACCAACAACGATTCAGAGCAAGGATCTTAAAGCATTTCTTAATGCAAATAAACGAGAGACTCGCTTGATGGGTGCCTTAGAGCGCCATGTTCTAGCACAGCCTTTTGATGAGCGTGATCAGTCTTACATCCATCCTTCAGATATTATTAAAGAGGAGTGGTGTGCTATTGCCCAATACCATGCCATCAAAGGTAACTACGTAGAGACACGTGATAAGACTACGCTACGCCTAGCATCTATCTTTGCCGAGGGTCACACTATCCACGCTAAGTGGCAGAAGTGGTTTGAAGATATGGGTGTATTGTACGGTAAGTGGTACGACCCTGCTACTAAAGATTACACCTGGGCTACATCTAAAGACTTAGCTGGCCTCATTAACAAAGAGTACGCAGAGGTTCCACTACGTAGCGACAAGTATATGATGCGTGGTCATGCCGATGGTTGGATCAAGGGCTTGGGAGATGACTGCCTGATTGAGATCAAGTCTATTGGTACAGGTACTATACGTATGGAAATGCCAGCCATGATGTCTCAGTATAACAACGACATTGATGTTGTGTGGAAGAACATTCGCACACCCTTACGTTCACACCAGCTACAGGGTCAGGTATACCTACACCTGTGCCACCTAATGTTAGAAGAAGGTTTACTAGCTAATGCTCCAGATGAGATCGTATTTATCTATGAGCTTAAAGCTAACCAAGAGTATAAAGAGTTTGTAGTAAAGTACAACCCAGAATACACAGCTGAGATCTTTGACAAGGCTCGTGATGTTGCTTGGGCTGTAGAGAATGATCGTGAGCCTGTGTGTAACATTAACCTACAAAAAGGCTGTAAGCGTTGCGCACCGTTTAGAGATGAGGAGTTAACATATGAGCGTAAGTAAGCAAGTTGTAGATGCTTTAAACGAGCTAGGTTTTTCTTTGGCACCTAAGCCAGAAGACGGCATACCTTCTTTGCCTAGAGACATAACAGATTTAGACGACGAAGGTCTTATGGACTTGTTTGTTCATCTTACTCAATGGAACGACCATTTAGCTGGAGCTTTAGCTATCTCTATTATTAATGAGAGAGAGGCTCAACGTGCTGTAGATCAGTACGAAGCTACCGGTATGCTTAAGGGTTGGACCGGGGGTAAGAACGATAGAGTTGCTTTGGCTAAAGCTACTATCGCAGCCACAGATGAAATGCAAGAGCTTGTACACGATCTGGATATTAAGTATGCGTTTCGTAAACTGCTGGAGACTAAGACTCTTAATGTTGAAAGAGACAGCAACGTAGTATCTCGTGAGCTTACACGCCGCACATCAGGCGGAGAAGGATTAAGATCTAGACAAAGGAAGTTCAACACATGACATGGGAACAACTATCACTGTTTACAGATGAAGAGCTCGGTATTAAGACGGTAGAAAAGACTTGGAAGTACCGTGAGCTAGAGCTGCGCAAGCAGATTGCAAAAGAAATGTGGGAGGCAATCACAGGGGAGCCTCATGCCTAGTCAGAGTAGGAAACATCGTGGATACAGATCACAAAAAGTTGTCGCAAACTACCTTGCAGAAAATGGGTTTCCATTTGCTGAGAGCACTGGTGCTGGTAGGAGTGGTACTGATGTTACTGGCACAATCGGAATTGATTGGGAAGTAAAAGCTCGCAAGGATTTTAACCCCAGTGCCGTTATAAAGCAGTTAAAGGAGCGGCATAACGGAAAAGATCTACCCGTAGCTGTACTGCGCTTAAACGGGCAGGGAGAGGCCTCTATTGGGGAGTGGGTGACCATCATTAGACTAGAAGATTTTGTAGGCCTACTTAGGGCAGCGGGATACGGAGATACACCGTAGTATATTCCTTAGGTGGGCGACTAAAACTCGAACCTAAAGGACTACAACTCGTGACAGACTCAACAGAAGAGAAGTTTTTGCGTGTAAGCGCAAGCTCAAATGCTCAATCAGTAGGCTCAGCTATAGCGCATGCGTTATATGAAAAGCCTCAGGTGTACCTACGCGCTGTAGGTGCTTCAGCAGTTAACCAGGCGGTAAAAGCAATCGCTATTGCCAGTGGTTATGTGGCACCTCGTGGTATGAACCTAACCTGCCGTCCAGGATTTACAACAGTAGACTCAAGAGATGGTCAGATAAGCGCGATTGTCTTTACAATTACAGTAAGTTAATATATCATTTGCAATGAGATCTCACTAACAGTTAGGCACTAACTATGAAACAAAATGATACAGCAAAAGATGCTGCAAGCTATATGGCTTCGCAGGGTCGTCCAACAATGGGTGCTGGAGAAGGAACTAAGTTTACTTCACCATCAGCTGATGTACGACCAACTACAGGAAAGCTCATGCCTAAGGGTGGAGCACAAGCTGGAGACCCAACCGCTATGGGAACAAAGGTTGCACGTCCAAACGTGCCAGCTGCCCAAGGTGGAGAACGAAAGGGTGCTGCGTATTCAATCAAAGCATCTTACATGAAGAACACCTCGCCAGAAGCTGCTTCAACGCTAGCTAACGCACCAGTCATGCCTTCAGTTATGAAGCGTGGTGGGTTCGCATCAGGTATTGATTCTTCATACTAATCTATAGTATAATGTTTAATAGGGGCCTATAACTTAGGCCCCTATTAGATAAACAGGAGGCGCAATGAGTTTAGATGCTTTGTATTCAAAAGCAAAAGTAGAGAACCCCAACGTTGCAGGTAAGTGTGTTGTGGGTGCATGGGCTACATCCCTTAATGACAGCGATCATATAGCATTTGTAGACTCATTAAATGATGATGACTTCTCCACTAGAAGTCTGCACAGTCTTTATAAATCAGCAGGCGCAACATTCGGTATAACGTCGCTCAAAGAGCACAGAAACGGGAACTGCATATGTCACTAGAAGATAATTACAATACCGCCAAGTCAGAAGCATCAGCCAGCAGTGGCTTAAGTTCTATTGATAAGTTGCTTAAGGCCAATGGTTTAAGCCCTGAAGATGTAGGAAAGATTAGTAAGGTAAGTATCTCTACTAATCCTGACGATACTAAAATTATTCTTTCTCCTAAATGGGGAGAGGGACCAACGTGGCAACCAGTGCAACATGCAGAGCCTGTTGTGATACAGCCAAAGATTCGTACAACAGGTCTTATAAGTAGCGACTGGAAAGTTGCTGTAGCATTACCAGATCCACAGATTGGTTACCGTCGCTACGAAGACGGATCATTAGATCCTTTCCACGATGAGGCTGCTATGGATGTGGCGTTACAAGTTGTAGGGTTAGACCACGGTCACCCTCTTGCACAAATTATTAACCTAGGAGACTTCCTAGACTTACCTATGTATGGAACTTACGAACAGGAGACCAACTTTGCTCACACTGCCCAGCTTGCTATTAAT